TAACCAGCCTTGGTATGTTACGAGGCAGTGCCGCCATTGCACAGCTATCTGATGCGGTGATCGGCGCGGAACGTAACAGTCAGGCAGAGGATGCAGACGAGCGAAACCGAACGCGCCTGCGTGTGTTGAAGAACAGGTTCAGCGGTAAGACTGGGCCAGCAGGGTATCTGATTTACGATGAGAACACTGGACGTTTAAGTACTGAGGAGATTGCACTGTGAGATGTAAGGCATGCAACATAGAGCTAACAGACTACGAGTCTACGCTGCGCTGCGCGAACACGGATGAGTTCATTGATCTCTGCATGGCATGCTTGACAGCAGGGGGTGACGAGAACTACAATGATCGTGCAGACTTGAGGACACTCGCTGATCTTCCTGAGATACGAACATTCTTCGATGAGTTTGAGGAGTATTTAAATGAGTAACGTTACAAAACTTCCTAGTCAAGATGAGCTTTATAGAATATTCGATGTTGATTTCGATACAGGAACGCTTTACTGGAAGAAAAGAGAAGATAAGAGTAATGAGTTCAACAAAAAATATGCTGGAAAAGTGGCAGGTTGTTTAGATAAGAGCCACGGATACGTTCGCGTACGTGTAGATGGAACTAGTTTTAGAGCGCATCGTGTTGTTTACGCCATGTATCACGGAGATTGCAGCACAGAAAAACAGATAGACCACATCAACGGGGTGCGTGACGATAACAGAATAGAAAATCTTAGGCTTGTTGACCGCGCACATAACACTAGAAACGTAGCTCTTTCTAAGAAAAATAAATTAGGTGTGTCAGGTATATGGTATAACAAAGCTAGAAATAAATACGAGGTTACTGTTGGAGGCAAAGACACTGATGCCGGACAACGTAAAAGATTCTCTGATTTTTTTGAAGCCTGCTGTTATAGAAAGTCACTTGAAAACATGTTAGGATACCACCCAAATCACGGGAGAATGAAATGAGTAACATGAGCAGATGGTACTACGCTAACGTAACGGAGAAGTATTATGACGACTGCGGTTTTGGATATAGAAACGACGCTGGATTGGAAGACGATACATCTAGCGGGGGTGTTTCTCCCGAACTCTGGGAGGAGTATTGCATGCTACAACGTTACTCAGTTAAGGGAAGCCTTGACAGGTATCTCGACACTGGTGGGTCACAACCTGATTGGCTTCGATCTGCCTAGACTGGAGGAAGTATGGGACTTCAAGTGGGACGGTCAGGTTCAGGATACTCTCGTGCTAGGCAGGCTGTACAACCCAGCCATAGACGGAGGACATTCGTTGAAACAGTGGGCTATTCGTGCTGGCAACGAGTTAAAAGGCGACTTCAATGTAGAAGACTTCGACGCAGGACTGACCCCAGAGATGGTGGATTACTGTCTCGCAGACTGCCGCGCAACGTGGAGCGTGTTCAACCACGTTACCCAGTTACTAGACAGAGATCAATTCTCACAGCGATCCCGCGACCTAGAACATGGAGTGGCATTCGCAATCGCTCAACAAGTTCGCAACGGTTTCGCGTTCGACTTCGACACGGCGTGTCAGCTTCACTCAGAGCACGAGCAACGTATGCTGGAGATCAGCGATAAGATGCAGGAGATCTTCCCGCCTATCGTCAACGAGCGTTGGTCTGACAAGACAGGTAAGCGACTGAAGGATGAGGTGATTGTGTTTAACGTAGGCTCAAGGCAGCAGGTTGCAGAACGGCTGTCTGCGCTGGGTGCGAAGTGGGATGACAAGACCAAGGGTGGCAAGCCGCAGGTTGACGAGACTTCGCTAAAACGGAACGCGCATATACCGGAAGCTGCCTTAGTGCTTGAGTACATGACGTTACAGAAACGTGTTGGTATGCTCAAGTCTTGGATAGATAACGTAGGTATTGACGGTAGGATACATGGCTATGTCAACTCGTGCGGCGCAGTAACTGGACGGATGACACACAACAGTCCTAACCTAGCGCAGATACCGTCAGAGTCTGAGTACCGTAAATGTTTTATAGTTGAGGAGGGTAACGTGTTAGTAGGCGCTGACGCTTCAGGTCTTGAACTGCGCTGTCTTGCACACTACATGAGCGATGTCAATTACACTAGAGAACTCCTTGAAGGAGATGTACATGCAGCAACTCAGAAGGCTGCAAAACTTAGAACTAGAGCTGATGCAAAGCGTTTCACATACGCTCTTCTATACGGAGCAGGAGATACCAAACTGGGAAACCTCATCGGAGGAACTGCTACGGATGGTAGAGAGGCTAGAAATAACTACCTTCGAAGTATGCCAGCTTATGCAAGGCTGGTCAGAACGGCTGAAACTAGAGCTAATGATGGCTGCTTACCCGGAATCGATAGACGGAAGGTCTGGATCAGACATAAGCATTCTGCACTGAACACACTGCTCCAGTCCTGCGGTGCTATCGTTATGAAGCAGGCGTTGGTGCTGGCTGTTGAGAAACTCAAAGACGTACCACACAAATTTGTTGGTAATATTCACGATGAGTTTCAGGTAGAGACTCCTGCTGAACATGGTGAAACAGTAGGCAAAGCATTAGTCCAGTCCATCATTGAGGCTGGCGAGGTTCTTGAAATGCGCTGTCCGTTAGACGGTGAGTTCAAGATAGGTAAGACATGGGCAGAAACTCATTGACACCCATGCTAAAAACGTGGTATAATATTATGGTAGTTAACCAAAAAGGAGAGTTGTTATGACTGACAAACCACAACCACTAACGCTGAAGGGTACGCTTTACTGGGTCGAGCGTAACAAACTAAACAAGTACAGCAACAAGTACCAGATTGTTCTTGGTAACCTGAGTGACAAAGCTGTTGAGGCACTCGATAACATGGGTATTGCTGCTGCTAACAAGGGTGACGAAAAGGATTACTTCATCACCATGAAGAGTAATAACCCCATGAAGATCACGGACGATACGGGTAGTGAGTTCGACTCTGAAGTGCTTATCGGTAACGGCAGTGAAGCAGTCTGTGTTGTTGGATACTACGACTGGTCTGTCGGTACAGGACGTAGCCCGAGCATGATAAAGTGCAAGGTAACGAAGCTGATTGAGTACGCTGACGACACCGTTGATGAGGAGATGGCTTTGTGATCTTGGTTGATGGGGACATCGTAGCCTACCGCTGCGCGTACAAGTCAAAGGATGATCGAGCAGAATACGCTGCATACAGTGCTGGCTCATACCTGTCTGATCTTATCAGCGACTTGTACATCCTCATCGAAGACGAACCTGAGTACCGTGTGTTTCTAACGGGAAAGGGTTCATCAAACTTCAGACATGAGTACGCTGTAACCGCAGGCTACAAGGAGAACAGGAAGGACAAGGAGAAACCTGAACACCTCGCTGTTATCCGGCAGCACCTGATAGACGAATGGGAGGCTGTTGTCAGTGACGGAGAAGAGGCAGACGATTTGATTGCCATCGCCGCAACTAACAACCCAGACTCAGTTATCGTCAGCATCGACAAGGACTTCGATCAGGTTCCGGGTAAACACTACAACCCCAACACTGGTAAGCTGTATGATGTCAGTGAAGAGGATGCCGTTAGATTTTTGTACGAGCAGATCTTGACTGGTGATCGTGCCGACAACATCATGGGTATCAAGGGTGTAGGCCCAGTGAAGGCGAAGAAGGCGCTGTCCGACTGCGTTACTGAACGACAGATGTATGATGTCTGTGTTGAAATGTATGGCGATCCAGAGCGGGTCATCGAGAACGCTCGACTGCTGTACTTACGCCGCAAAGAGGGAGAGATCTGGAATGCGCCGGACGCTGAGTAATGTTCCCAAGGGCTACGACTCGTGGCTTGAGTGGGACTTAGCACAGGAACTGAAGGGCTGTCAGTATCACCCTTGCGCGGTTCCGTATGTGCAACACAGGCATTATCATCCTGACTTCACGTACACGACGGATGGTATAACATATTATATTGAAGCGAAGGGGAGGTTCCGTGACAAACCGGAGGCACGTAAATATGTTGATGTCAAGAAGGCTCTTAGCTGGACGGAGGAATTGGTTTTCGTGTTCCAAAACCCAGACAACAGAATGCCAGACGCAAAACGTAGAAAAGACGGTAGCTTCTACACTATGTCAGAGTGGGCTGAACGACACGAGTTTAAGTGGTACACACCAAAGACCATACCGGAGGAGTGGAAATGCGCCACTTAATAATACCTGACACACAGATAAAACCTAACCAATCTTATGATCACATGCGTTGGGCTGCGCGGTACGCTGTTGCAACAAAGCCTGACGTTATCGTTCACCTTGGCGATCACTGGGATATGCCTAGCCTATCAAGCTACGATGTAGGTAAGAAGTCGTTTGAAGGCAGGCGCTATTCCGCTGACGTTAAGGCGGGTAACGATGCGATGAAGCTGTTCACGGATACGATCAAGGCAGAGCAGAAACGATTACGCAAACACAAGAAGCGAATCTGGAAGCCCCGTCTTATCTTTACGTTGGGTAACCACGAACAGCGCATCGAACGTGCGGTTGAGAACGATGCAAAGCTAGAAGGATTGATGAGCTATGAAGATCTCAACCTCAAAGATTGGGAAGTATATCCGTATCTGCAGCCAGTTATTGTGGATGGTGTTGCTTATTGTCACTTTTTCACTAGCGGTGTCATGGGTAGGCCAGTCACTAATGCAAAACTACTACTGCAAAAGAAGCACATGTCTTGCATCATGGGACACGTACAAGACAGAGACATCGCGTTCGACAGAAACGCCAGCGGAAAGCGAATGACTGCTTTGTTTGCTGGTATTTATTATCAACACGACGAAGAGTATCTCAACCCTCAGACTAATGGGAGTTGGTCTGGGCTGTGGATGCTCAACGAAGTACAGGACGGTGCGTTTGATGAGATGCCTATCAGCATGACGT